TCACGCCACCATTCCACGTAGTCTCCGCGCCTTGCAGACCATAGTTGCACGCGATTGCGACTTCGTGCTGATCGCGCGTTAGGCGCTGCACGACTTGTGCCGTCTGGACGCCATAGCCCGTCGCAGAAAAGGGAGCATTGCTCGACCAGAGGATTCGCTGCCGCGTCACGCCCTCGGCTTGTGGTGGTGCTGGTGGCTTTGTTTGCTTCGCCTGTTGGCGTCGCGTCGCGCGATTCGACATGCTCCCCCGATCAAAAAAAATAGTGGCTACCCGACAACGATCTGCCGGGTAGCCACCATTCTACCTATCGGTTAGGATGCGCCACCGATGAAGTGATTGATATGCGTTGCCTGCGGCAGATTGCCATCGCATCGGAGGATGGTTCTCAGGGTCACTAGGTCCGTTGAGAACGCGAAATCCGTCGAGCTGTCGACACGAATGCCGCCGACCTGACGGACGTAGTAGCTCGGGAGGTGACCGAAGAGAACCGACTTGACGCCAGTTCCGGCGCTAGCAACTGCCGGGTTCTCGACGAGCGGGAAGCCGAGCAGCGTGTCAGGAACGCCAACCGCGAGGCTGGGGCTGAACACGTAATTGCCGGCGGTGTCCTTCAACTTGCGGACAGCACCGATCGAGGCACCGTTCATCATGTAGCCAGCACCGGGCAACATGCGCGCTGCGCCGTCGACCGAGTAGGCCAGATCGATCAGGTTGTCAGCAGTAAACGCACCGCTGACGCCCGTGCCGCCCGTAATGCCGAGCGTCGAAGCGGTGACGATACCGGTCGGCTGCGTGGTGCCAGTACCAACGGTCAGAGCGTTGTTGACGTTGAAGCCAATGCCCTGTCCAACCTGGTCAGCAAGGAAGCCGAGGATGTCGACGCCGGAGTCTTCGATCATCTCGCGCGAAACCTGCGTGAGATAGGAGAACTTGAACGCGCCCATCGTGATGAAGGCCGAGAATGCTGGATCGCTCTCGCCAATGGCACCGGCCTCAGCGGCAACAGTTGCAGCCGAGTAGGTGTTGACGCGAGGAATCTGCAAGTTCTCGCCGCCAGCAGTCGTGAGGACTGTGGAGGTCGAGAGCATCGGACCGACAAGGCGAGCCTTGAGGATGATCTCCTCGTAGAACGAAGTCGGCACAGGTGCGCCGGTGTTCGTCTTCAGCACGTCGCGCTTCTCAAACTCAAGCGAACGAACCTCGCCGCGAGCAAGCTTGCGGATAGCCTCGGTGTCATCATCGTCAGCAGGCGCAACCTCGTCCGTGCGGACGCTAGCGGCAGCAACGTCGAGGCGCTGGGCGCGCTCTTCGTCCTTCGTGATCTGCTCGATGACGCGAGCGCGGTTGTCCATGTCCTCGGAGATGCGCTCGTAGATAACGTTCTCTTCGGCGGTCAGGTCGCGGGACTCGGCGGCAGCTGCGTCGAGCAGGTGCTTGGCCTCTTCCCACGCGGTTGCGCGCAGTTCGTTCTGGCGCTTCAGGTACTCAGACATCAGGGTGATCCTTTCAAGAATCAAAAGTGTGGTCTAACGGATGTTCCGAGCGGCTCCGCATCGGGTACGCCTGCCGCGGCTCCGCAGATCAGACAACCCCAATGGTAACAGCGCGAAAGCGCGGTTAGACGCGAGAGAACAAAAGGTCGAGCTGCTTGCGCTTCATGTCCAGCGAAGCCTTCGCCTCGTCACCGATCGTCGTATCGGCGCGCAACTTCTGCACGACCGACTCGATCAGCATCGCCGCATCGTCGTCCAGCATCTCGCCGGCCTCTAGTTTCGTGATCGCCGCATCGAGCAGACCCGCATCAGCACCAGTCGCGGCGGCAAGGTTGTCAAGGCTACGCACGCCGGCGGTCGTCGCTCCGTAGGCCGGGAAGGCCGTCACGATCGACACCTCATGCAGACGCACCTCGCGCAGTTCACGCGTCGCACCATCCGAAGACCACGAATCGCCACCACTCGGAACGCTGAAGCCAAACGACATCGAGTCAACATCTCCCCGACGAATTAGGTAGGCAAGATCCTTGCCGTCCGTCGTTTCTGGAAGGTCAGCCTCAACGCGCAAGCCGTGAGAATCCTCCGACAGACGCAGGGTACCCGCGCGCTTCGACGCCAGCACGCGCGTCGTGTCATGGTTGACGAACATCTTGATCTCGTTACGCGATCCCAGCGAATTAGCAAACGCGCCAGGCGCGATCCGCTCGATGAACGGAAGCGGCTCAGAATCGGAATTGAACACGGCAGCGTAGCCGGTAAAAGCCATCCCGTCGCCTTCGCCGAGGTCGCGCAACTCAAACTCGTTGACGGTGATTCGGCGAGTCTCGACGGCAGTAGTCATAGGGTCAATGGTAGCACCGCGCATGGCGTCACCTTCCTCGGCTTTGATCGCTTCGGCTTTCCGAGCGAACCAATCGATCGCCGGCTGCGGGTCGAGCGCGTCGATGCCCCACAAATAGAATGCGACCGCGCCAGCGCCGGGGAATCCCTCAGCCTCGGGATCACGGTTATCTTCGGCGTCCAGATCGACCAGGTGCCGAGCCGCCCACGCATTCGTGCGGATAACTTTGTCTTCGGATACTTCGCCGTCAGCCATCAGACGAGCCTCGCGGATCGTACGATCAACAACACCATCGCCAGATAATCCGGCCGCGTGATACTCCAAGCCGCGCGCCGCGGCTTCGATGATGTATTCGGGAAGCATCAGATCGACAACACGCGCGTCGAGCTCGCGCGTCGACTTCGGATGCCCCTCGGGCAGCAGATCAAAATCGGAAATATACGCAGGATTCTCCGGGCGCCCTCGGCGCAACAGGTACAGGAAAGCATTGACGCGCGCCATCGACCAGGCTGCACGCGAAATGCCGGGACGATGGCTGGTCGAGTACGCGCCAGATCCGCGACGATAGACCGCGGCAAGTTGTCCGAAGGTCGTGCGCGTGTACGCCGGACGATCATCCGCTTCCATCGCGTCGTTGTGTTCGGTGACTTTATTGCGTAGCGCCGTTTCTGTCGTCGCGCCCAACTCAACATCGCCGCCGGCGCCGGATGCCGAGCCGGGATCGTTCGCGTCCGAGCCGGTGATCTGGTCCTCGGCTGGCGCTGGCGCGCGATACGCCTCGCCCGCGTCGTCGGCGTCGTCTTCGTGAGGCTGCCAAGCGTTGCAATAATAGGCGCCGTTGACGTACTCGTCCCAACGCTCACACCAAGCCTTGTCGCCCTGCACGTTCGACTCATCATAGAAATGACAGTTGCCGCAGGCTCGCCCTTCGGGAACGTCCTCGGCGAGTGCCGGACGGTAGTTCTCAGGCAGGGCGCGTTCGCCTCCCGGCTCCAGCCCTTCCTTCAGCGAGATCGCCACCATCTGATCGATCGCCTCCTGTTTGGTGCCGTGACAATGAATCACGATCAGTTCCCCGCCTTCGTCCTCTTTCACCGTCGCCCATCCCGCGCAGGTCGGCTCTTTGTCGCTAATGAAGTAAGGCATCCTTACATCCTCTGTATCATCACGCTGACCGAGTTCGTACTCGCCGCGATCCCCCACAATCCCTCGCCAGGATTGAGCGTGATCTGACGCTCCTCTTTGCCGTCTAGGTGAATGCCGGTCGAAGTCGTCACGCCAGAATCGCCAAGAAAAACTTGCTGACTCGACTCGTTATTATGAACCGTCACGCGCTGCGACATCGCATTAGCCGCACACAAAAGCGTTGCCGCCGTTGTGACGCTGATATGCGCCGTCGTCATCGTCACGATGACACCGGATACGCCGCCGCTGGATCTTCTGGATCAACCTGCGCGATACCTTGCAGCTGCACGGACGGCAGACCAGTATGCGGCAGGGCGTCCAAGCCGAGCGATGCCAGGGTGGCCGACGGATCAAATCCAGCCTGCACGAGCTTCACGGCGATCGAGGTCTTCTTCTCCAACTCGGTCAGGTTAGCCGCAGCCAGATCGACGTTCGCAAGCGGCACGCGGTACACGTCGCCACCATCCGCCGGCGGCATGTCTTCTAACCGGTGGATGTCATTGATTGAGAGGAACCCGGACTGGATGCCAGTCGAGAAAGATGCGTATCGGCTAGCCTGGTCGCCGCGTAGCAAGCCGTCGACGTTGATCTTCAGGAAGGCATCACCGGGAATCAGGTTGCTGTAGGCATCCTCGATCTTGACGATGTACGGGCGTAAGCAGTACGTGACGAAGTGAATCCCGTTCATCTCGACGGATGCGTACGACATAGCGCCCGGCGTCGTCACGCCGAGCAACGCTGGCGGACAACGGAACGCGCGCGCGATCTCCTCCGTGCTGTATTGGCGAGACTCCAACATCTGCGCCTCGTTAGGCGCTGCCGATGTCTGCGAATATTTTGCGCCGCCGAATAGCACGCCGGGACGATGGGAGCGGCGGACGGATCGGTGCTGCTCCTCGAATGAGTCGCTTAGGTCTTTGGCTTGCTCGCGCGTCAAGGCGCCCGGAAACTCGATCACGCCTCCCAGCGTGCTGCCCTGCCCAAAGAACAATTGCGCGAACGTGTCGAGCGCCCTACCCAGCCCGAGCGTGTCGCGGATCAGATCGATGCGCGAACGTCCTCGCAACTCGCCCGGCAGGAGTAGCTCGGTGAGGTGCATCATCTCATCATGCGGAACGATCTCGCGACCGTTGTCGACCGAATACTCGACGCGGCGCGTGACGTTGTTGCGCTGCACTTCGACCTTGCGTGGGTTCAAGACGACTAGCCCAGCGATGCCCTGATCGTCGCGCAAGATCCGAATGAAGGCGTTGCCGTTCATCAGGAGCGAGATCAGCACCTGCGAGAAATGCGTCGTCCGCGACATGCCAACCTCGGGCAAGTCCAGCCAGACGGGGCGCGGATAGTTGACGCGCTCGGTGCCATCGCGGCGGAACGTGTCGATCGGTAGCGTCGAGATCGAATCAGCGATCAAGCGCACGCAAGCGTAGACGGTGCCGAGCTTCAGCGCCTCGTCTTGGTTCATTGTGACGCCCGAATTGGTCGTCAATGCAAGCGAGTCGCCGGACGCGA